TTCACCATCTCCAATCAATTCTAATTTAAGGTTTTGTGAATACGAACTAGGCATGTTTATTCCTTTAGTTTAATGCTTATTGACTGTTATTATTTACAGTCCAGTTATTTGTTTGAGTGTTGTTAACTTTGTACCATCCCTTTGCAATTTCAACTGAGGTCCAGACCATACTCTCAACTCCATTCCCTCTAAACTGCGCCGCAACTAATTGGTCTGCATCTATACTCATTGATTCGGTTACTTCGGTATTGTGTCCTTTTATTCCTACTTGTGAATCTGACCATGACATTGATTCTGATTGTACCACACCGATGTCAACTTGGTTAGTATCTACTAGTGTCATTGATTCTGTTCTGCCTATATTATATGCAGTTGTTGTTGTATTTAAATCAGCTATATTCATTAATTCTACAATGAGCTCGTTGTACCCTTGAGTAACAGTTTGGCTATCGCTACAGGTCATTGTTTCAGATACCGACCCTAAAATTGGCGGGGCTGTTGTGCCATTCTCTTGAACTGCCATAATCATTGATTCTGATACGGCCCCTGATGCATTGTACGCCACGGTTTGCGCATCGCTAAACGTCATTGATTCAGTAAGATTTACATTAAGCCCTTGGGTTATACCTTGAGATTCTGACCACGTAGTTGATTCAGTAACCCCTCCTTGAAAATCAGCTGCTACTGTTTGTAAGTCAGACCATGTAAATGTTTCTGTAAGCGTTAGGGTATATGTTTGTATTGCTGTTTGCGCATCGCTCCAAGTCATAGCCTCGGTAACAGTGTCTGTATAAGCAACTGAACCTCCTGGAAGGGAGGCGAATGGTGTTTGAGAAAAAGCCGTTATCCCGAACATTTATAATATACTCTCTAAGGGTGCGCTAAAACGTAAGCATCAAATTTAGCGTTTAGTTCTTGTATAGCATTTACTAAAACAGGAATAAGGCTGTCAGAATTAAATCTTAGTTTATCTGAATCTTCATTGTCAATTATAACGGGGTTACTTCCTTCTAACGCTAAAATATCCTGCGCTAAAAATCCATAACGCACAATTCCAGTTGCTACGTCAGTAGCTCTATCTTGTTTATATTGATATGAGGTAGGTTGTAATTTAGTTACAAAATCTAATCCATGAGGTACGGGTGCAAAATTAGTTTTATCTCGACTGTCAGATACTACTGTCCATGCCACTTTAACGTAAGCGTTAGTAACAGATGTTGAACCCATACAAAAACGGTTACTTTCAGTAGTTGGGTTAAAAACTGGTAAATACGTGCCAGCAGAGTTAACTGGGCTAAGCGCTGTGTTACCTGAACCTGTGGTGTTGTCCTTGAGTGCTTTATGCCCAACGGCTGTGTTTCTGTTACCTGTGGTGTTGTTATAAAGTGATTCATTTCCAACGGCTGTGTTAGAGTTACCTGTGCCATTGTTTAAGAGTGCGATATCCCCAACGGCTGTGTTACCTGAACCTGAGTCATTGGCTAGGAGTGCCTGCATCCCAACGGCTGTGTTAGAGTAACCTGTGGTGTTGTATAAGAGTGCGGTAACCCCAACGGCTGTGTTAGAGTAACCTGTGGAGTTGAGTTCAAGTGCGTTACTTCCAACGGCTGTGTTAGAGTCACCTGTGGTGTTGTTCGTGAGTGTATAAGTCCCAATAGCTGTGCTGCTGCTGCCTGTGGTGTTGGCTGCAAGTGCACTACTCCCAACGGCTGTATTATAGTCACCTGAGTCATTGAGATAGAGTGCCTGCAACCCAACGGCTGTGTTAGAGCTGCCTGTGGTGTTGAATGCAAGTGTACCGTTTCCAGCAGCGAAGTTTGATGTTATTGCACCTCCACCATATGAACCTCTAAGTGCGTTTGCGCCATTAATAGTTTGACTACCAGTAAAGGTATTAGCTTCTAGTTTTGCGGCTTTTGCCGACGGAAGAGTAACAAATACGTCTTTAGTACCAGAAGTAAATGCAACTGGTGAACCACCGTTGGATGAAGATAATACAGTCGTCCGCGCCAAAGTAGGGCCAGTGGTTGAGTAAGTACCAACACCTACCTCCCAGTTATTACCAACTTGGTCTGCAATGCAATAAAAAGTAGTGTTGGTGTTACCTACACCAGCTAAAGATTGAAACCCCGTTACAGCCCCTAGTAATGTGACTGTTCCTGTACCAGTTGTAGTTGTGGTTTCCTTAGCTCTGTCTATGACTACTAGGGCCATGATAACCTCCTAATTAAGCTATTGTAGCTGTATATGTAACAGTCAATGTATCAGTGTTAGATACTGTTTTTGGAGTCGCAAAGTCACCTACACTAAACAATACACCAGTAGTATTATCAATAGTCGTTGTGCCGCCAATGTTAATAAAGCAACCCGCTACTGTACCTGATGATGTAATTGCAAATGAATACGTACCAGTAGATGAGATTGAACCACCTGAAGCCGCAGCAAATGTTACTGTTTTACGGGGGGCAGTGTATGTAGGTGCATTAGCCAACCCAACTTCTAACCAAGAGCCATGAGATGCTTGTGTATCACCAACAATTGCCGTACCTGTACCTTTGAGACCCATAATTGAAGCCCCTTGCGCAGCATTAGTTAATGTGCCTGTAAGTGCCGTATTTTTACCTACTGTAGTAACGATATTGTGGATTTCATCTTCCCACTTCAACTCACCTTGAGCGTCATGGCACTGTACTTTATAGTAACCAGTAATACCCATTGAATCTTCGTAACCCCCATTGCGGCTAATTGATGCGTTGCAAGAGTCAGCCATTGTCATTTTTGCGTCAGTACTCATAATAAAACTCCTAAGAAAATCTAATAATGGCGTTATTTGCATCCGCCGTTGGGAAAGTAATTGTAAACGTGTTTACTGCTGTTTTGTCCGAACCAAAGTTTAGTACCGCCACAGCAGCGTTAGTAGTACTATTGTATATCAAAGCACCTCTACATGTAAAACTAGCTGGATTCCAAGTGGCTGTATCAAATGAAACAAACGCGGTAGTGCCACTATACGCTGGCGGAATAACAACTAGTGTATTACCCCCTGCAGTGTACCCATTACCTACCACTTCATCCGTAGCCGAATAAGCAACAGTCGTAGCATCTAAGGAAACATTTGCTGTGTACAAAGCGATTTTATAAACGTAAGGGCTAGCTAACGTAAAGTTCTCTTCGCCTTTTAATAAGTTGTATTTAAATATCGTACATTGTGTTTGCATGAGTGACATTATAGTCCTTTGTATTCTAGGCTAGTCTGCCCTTTGCGATACGCATCATTGCGTTCTAGCCCGTCGCCAAGACGTTTAAGTTGCCCTAATGCTTCGCTATACTTTTGTTCGTAGTAAGCAACTATATCTTGTTCGCCTTTCATAAATAACATTGCCTCACGCATCGCTCCATAGAACAGCACAGGGTCATAATTATCACCTAACCAACTTGTACCATCAGGGTTTTCAATCAATGATACAGTAACAGAGAATCCAGTACCACCACCGAAAGATGCTGTTAGTACATCGTTAATAATGTAGAACTGTCCTGGATTAGTAATTTGAACTGATGAAACCCCACCATTAGTTACAATGATTGTTGCTGTAGCCCCTGTCCCCGCACCGCCTGTTAATGCAATGTCATTAAATACATTTGCGCTGTACCCAGAACCCGCGACTGGTGTCCCTATACTACTAATACTACCTTGCACAATTGTATTAGGGTAATAGTAATAATGATGTTCAACTGAATACCCAGTATCAGGTGTAGGGGCTAAAATAGCTGATAGCTCATTTAAATTATTTACTGTAGCCCCAAATATTGCGTAGTATTTAGGTATGCCTGTAGATGTTGGATTTGGGTATGATTCACGAAGAAAGTTAACATCTTTGTTAAGTAGGTAGTTGTACTTTCCAGTCCCGTCAATTACAGCTACAGAGTACGTTGAAAGCCAATCATCGGGTAATGATAGGTATTGGTTATTAGCTGTACTAGTACCAACTACATTTTTACGAAGTGAAGGCAACTGCACTGAATTATAGATACGCTTTTCTGCCTGTTCGACAAAAGTAGGTATATTCGCTACGAATAACGATTCTGTATTTTCAGCGTATGCTTGTATCGCTTGGTAAAGTTGTGCGTAGTTCATTAGCCCATTTTTCCACTAATCTTACGACCCTTAGTAGCAGCACCATAACCCCGCATCTCGCCAACGCCGTATGGATTCAACACTTCTTTTTTACCACTGATATTTACATCCATAGCAAGTGTTGAAGGGCATACATCTTTAGCGGAACGAGTGTTTGGATTTACGCTATCTTTAATGTCTGAGCTATATGTGTTGGGCATTGGTTGTTTATACACACCAATATCATTTCCTCCACCTGATGGATATTTAAAGTCAGTTGAATTATAAGCCATTTTATTACTCCTTATGTTGTCGTGATTGTAACATTTTCTACTAATCCTTGCGATACTAATGTATTTGGTGTGAGTACTGTATCAAACCCACTAGCGCCACCAACAGGTGCCCAACCCCATTGAATCTGACGACTGCCTCCTTGTAAGTATCCGTTTACCCCACGCCCAGAAACAACATAACTGGTATCACTACGTGGGTCTCTAATCGCTTGTGGGTCATTCACTGGGTACATACCCAGATGAAGTTGTGGTTGGTCTGGGTCCCAGCATTCTGGGCAAACAAGTATGTTCACTTGTTTTGTTTTAATCACAAGGCTCTTTAGTTTTTTTAATTTGTATCGTTCACCGCATCTATCACACTCGCTTATGGCCCATTTACCAGAAGCATACTTAGTAGGCATTTAAATCTCCTATATGTTCTGAATAGCGTATAGCGTATTCTGATTTCCAGTCATTATCATAATTACGCTTCATATTAGATATTCTTGCAGCGCGTTGTCTATTTTTTATTTGCACTTCTGTGCACTTATATCCTTTAGAATAGGCATTCCCTTTACGAACCGCGACTGCTTTAGTTCTATATTCTGGATTGGCCCATAGCTGTTTTGTTCTTTCACTACGTGCATTGCATTCATCTGATGTCATTGCAGCGTTAATAGCATCCGTCACTTTTGTTCTATATGATTCATCTTTCCAATGTTTTGCTGAAGCCTGCCCTACTTTTTCTTTATGTGCATCACTTAATTTCGCACCCAATGGAACCCCTGCATATGCGCTTTTTGATTGATTGTAATTAGGCCCCCACGCATCCATTACTAGTTGTTCGTAAAAACGCATATCCGCTTCGCTACATATTAATAATGTTTCAAACGCAAATGTAGCTTCTCCGTGCTTATTCCATGAGGATTGTAAATGCTTATTTTGATGCCTATTTCCACGTAAAGCAGTTTTATGTACCCCAAAACGGCGCTCTAAAAAGTTAGATGAGCCTATATAAAACGCACCTGTATTAACATTAGCTATCTTATAAACCCCACATTGTCGAAGTCTAAGCATAATTATCTACTATACGAAAAATTACGCGGTACAAATCGTATTGAAGCCTTTTCTCTATCTTCGTCTGCTGCTAACTGGAACTGTTGTTCGTAGTCTGATTTTAAACCCATAACGCGGTCCATTGGTACGTTTGGAATCTTCATAGACAAGTAATAAGCTAACCCTGCTACCATGCAATTTAAAAAGCGGAACGGAATGTCTTGTGTATTAACACCATCACCAGCATCGTTAATACGGCGTAAACGCCAATAGACAAACATATACTGACTGCCAGGGTCGTTAGGGGTAGGCCACACATTGATTTGAGGGTGTTGTATTCCTGTTGGCGTTGTAGCACCTGACTGTCGATTAACCCATACTTGAATAGGACGGCCTGTAGCTAATTTGTTTGGTATTGTTGAGTAGGTTGTTTCAGATATACGGTTGATATTAATATCAGTTTGATTGTAAGAGTTACCAGAACCTGTACGAATTACTTGGTCTAATAAATCAATTGTATTTACAGGCAGGTCATAGGTTGCTTGACCTGTTACCATAGGGATTTGACCCTCCTCAATCGTCCACAAGTTAATGCCTCGGTTAGACCACTCAATGGTAAGCAAGTTTAAACTACGACGCGCTGTACGGAAGTCATAGCCCGTACGTAACTCAGAGCCGCACCTCTCAAATGCTTCTTCGCACAACTCATTCATGTCCATATTGAATGAAGTAACGCCTGTAGTGGTCATGTATGTTCCTTTAATTTTTTTAGTTGTTTAGCTTTTCGTATTGCTTCGCCACGTTTTAATCGTTCTTCAAGCGGCTGTACTCTGCCTCTAGTTGCTTGATGTGCTTTATCTAATGTAGATTGAAGTATTCCACGTTCTTTAGCACTAATACTAATATTCCGTCTATGCTCTTCTGTAAATATTTTACCAGTCATACTAATTGACAGTTTTATTTTTTGTTCTTCTGTTAATGACTTGCCCTTTAATGCTCTAACTTTTGCTATCTTACACGCTTCTGACACCCCACGTTTTTTAGCCGCTTCTGACATTCGTTGTCTTGCTTCGGGCGTTGGGTTTACTGTACCTTCACCACCGTCAGTAAAATTAGCTATATTAATATTCATTCGTTTCAAACATTTAATAATACCTACTTCAAGGTCTAAGGCTATTTTATCTGTAGTGCATTCAACTATACCTTTTAAGATATTTTCACGTCCGTATTTATTAACTATTGCCTTATGATGGGCGTTGCGTTCACCTAAATATTTTGCGCGGCGTAATGCGCCCTTACCCACATAAAACGGAGTTCCATCAGGTTTACAATGTAGGTACGCAAATGAGGTCATTATTTATCCCATTCAAACATTATATTTACGATAAATAGATTTAAATGCAAATAATTACATTCATCAGTTTCCTCTAACTCAATCCCAACCAATACTCCAGTAATAAAACTAACGTAGCAATTCATTATTTTCATTATTTAATCTTTCTGAAAGGTTTAACTTTGCTTTTAATCTTATCAGGTTGTGCTACAAACTGTTTACCTGCTGCTTTACCTGCACGTTTTGCTTTAGTTGTTGCTGCATATTCCTGTGGGCTTAGTGCTTTAATCGCTTTCTCTGGTAAATATCGTTCACCTGTTTCTGATGACTTTTTACCTGACTTGGTTGTCCATTTCTGTTCCCCCCAAGACTTAAGCGACTTCTGGCTTTTAGCTAACGCACTCATTTGTAAGAGCCACCTGCGGCTTTGTATCGTTTAGCTACTACTTGTGCTTTACGAGCTGACCATTGACCTGCGCCTGTACCTGCAATTGCTGCTGATTTTACATTACTAAATATACGTTTACGCATTTCTGGTTTTGTATAATTCCCTGCAGCATTTACCTTTGACTCACCACCTTCAGCAAGTTGTGTAATCTGTCCGCCTTTTTTATACCCCTTTGCAAATTGAGGTGCGCTTTTACGGACAATAGATTTACTTTTAGGTATTTTGCTAGGGGCAATATCACCCATACCACGAGAGGCTCGCATTACATCATCTTCCCGCGAGTTTTACCTTTAACAGCGCAACCATCTGCGCGAGATGATACTGAACCACCTTTAGCCATTTTTACACAACCACCAGCCTTTTTGGTTGGGACTCCAGCTTTACGTTTTTCATAGTCCGTATAAGCTTTTTCATTCTTCGTATCTTGCAGTTTGTTTGCAATGTCACTAGGGACTACTTCTTTCTTTGGTACTGATACTGGTTTTGGTTTTGGTTTAACCACTGGTTTTGGGGTAGGTGTAGATGAGCCATCATCGACTTCTGCTTGTCCTATTTCGATTACTGGTTTAGCCATGATTAACAAATCCTTCCTTTAGTTTTGCCTTTAGATTCAATGCCGCCGCCTTTAGCCATTTTCTTAGCTGTACCGCCACAAGCCATTTTACCTTTACCGTCAGCGGCGAAAGCAGGCACTTTTTTACCGTCTTTTTCAACCATAGCCATACCACCAGCAGCCATCTTTTTCATACCATGTGATTTACCAGCCATCATAGAACCATCAGGCATTTTGTGCATTGCTC